GTGTACATCATCTGTCGGATACGATCTGAGGCGATGTGGCGTAACGTCACTGCCTTGCACGTATTCTTTTCCACAGGATTCCCTGAAGGGACCCTTAGAAAAGGACTTGCTAGTATTGACCTTAAGATCAATACTCTCAAGCACCGATATGTGTCTCTCCACTAAAGTGGAGGGAACGATAATGTCGTCGCCATATACGAATACTTGCGTATTCGGAGGCGATGCCGCTGTTAATACAGCCCATATAGTAAGCGCCATAATTGGAAAGCAGAGACTGCTCCCCATAGGTGCGAACTTATTGAGGGCCACAACTGTCCCGTCGGGCATTTTAGTGCTCGACGATCTTGATGCGGCAAGTGCTTCGACCCAATTAGGAGGAAATAGTCTTTGAACTATATCCCACCGAACTAAGTCGGAAGCATCTTTCAAATCTAACGTTGCAAGATTTCCCGTAAGGGAACCTATTCTCGCTAGTTCTTGATTGATCCTCTGGTCAGTGAAATTCACTAACCCACGGGTACTTGGATGTTGCTCGATGTGGTTGTATAACTTCCACATTAAACCTTGTTGTATGTACATTAGTTCTCTAGGTTCACACGATATCAATCGTGGTCCCCTATAGTCCTTAGGTACAAGCAGGACTTTTGCAACCTTCGGTAGCATGCTTGTCTCAGGCATAGAATTCGCCATAAGGACATCGTCCAAATGGTTCCCTCCAGACACGAACAAACTCGAGTACCCCCACAATCTGTCTATTTCAGGACAGTATCGTGGAGGCAGGGCATACCTCTCCCATGGATGGGTTTGGCATGCAGATGCTCCGGATCCATGACTAGGCTTGATATCTAACGGATTACAATCCATTAATACAAACTTAATCAGGTTACTAGCGCGGTATAGGGTTTCTCCTATGTTAATCTTTCCTCCAAGTGGAATGAAAGAATCGCGTTCGTTCCCCCACGGCTCAGCAATGGTTTTCTCATTCGCTATAAAGCGATCGAGTACATCCTGTTCAGCCGACTGTGGATATGTTCCAGGAAGCTTGGTAAATACAGCACTAAGCTGATTCACGCAAGCAACAGCGAGCGCATTAGGTACATCACGCGAACTACCATCTTCTTTGAAGATGGCAATCCACGCTCTATACAAAAAGCGCGGTAAACAAGTTCCACGTTTGAGACCGAATCTCCCTGTTATGACTAACGTCCCGGTTTCAAGGCCGATAAGTAAGTCGTTTCTAAGGGAGGCAAGACCTCG